CTCTTGCTTCTTCAGCTGCTCTTGCTTCTTCAGCTTCTCTTGCTTCTTCAGCTGCTCTTGCTTCTTCAGCTGCTTTGGCTTCTTCAGCTGCTTTAGCTTTAGCTTCTTCAGCTGCTTTGGCTTCTGCTTCTGCTTTAGCTTTAGCTTCTTCAGCTGCCTTAGCTTCTTCAGCTGCTTTGGCTTCTGCTTCTGCTTTAGCTTTAGCTTTAGCTTCTTCAGCTGCCTTAGCTTCTTCAGCTGCTTTGGCTTCTGCTTCTGCTTTAGCTTTAGCTTTAGCTTCTTCGGCTGCTTTGGCTTCTGCTTCTTCAGCTGTCTTAGCTTTAGCTTCTTCGGCTGCCTTGGCTTCTTCGGCTGCCTTGGCTTCTTCGGCTGCCTTGGCTTCTTCGGCTGCCTTAGCTTCTTCGGCTGCCTTAGCTTCTTCAGCTTCTTGTTCTAAAGGAGTTACAAATTCGGTCTCAATTCCTTTAAATAATTCTGAAGTCATTTCACTTTCAATAAAATGATAAGAACTTCCCTCTTTTTCAAAATAGTATTCAACAAACGGTTTTTCTAATGTTCTGTTTATTTTATAAATACAAACATTCAATTTATAATTTTTACTGAGGTCTCTATCAATACCAAATTTTTGAGTTAAATCATCTTCATCAATATATTCATATTCTATTTTTTCACTAGGTACTACAGGTTCTATCTCTTCCTCAAAGTCGTTTATTGGTTGTTCTTCAACAACGTCCTCTGTTTTTTCAACCTCGTTTGGCGGTGCCGGTTTGTTTAAATATAAACTAACAGATTTCTTTAATTTGCTTATTAAAAAAGACATATATAAATAACAACTAAAATAATAATGCCATCAAAACTTGCTTCAATTCAAAAAATTGATTTTATTGTTTGTTTAATTGAAATGAAATAAACAACTAACCATGTCTTACTCTCAGGAATTTATTCGTTTTATTAAGTCTACACTTATCAATGCATGTTATGTAGGATATTGCAAACAAGTATATGCTGCTGCCGACATTGAATCACAAAACTACAAATATAAGCTTTTGGACTATAAAAATGAAAAATATATTTGGGACAATGTTTTCAGCAGCGTCAATGATTTGTTAGTTTATTATATGCATCTCTCTGTAGATCACCTAGATGTTTTGAATCTCCAAAACAAGGTTACATATACTCAAAATAGACTCTCTTCAAATTACGAGCATGTTACGTTCCAAACTTTTATTGATAATCAAATAAATTTCCAAACTGTTGGTTACAGAGAGTATCAGAATTTTATTAAGTCAATGAAAGAACCCGCATTTAAAAACAAAATGGTTGAAAGATACACAACATATATGGAAACTAGAACACTTAAGAATCATATTATTTACGTTATTGGTTTGCACTTATCAAAGCAAATTGATTGCTCAACTATGTTTACAGATGAAGAGTCTGCTGATATGGACACAATGATTAACGCAATTCCTTACTTTGAACATCTGTCTAAAAACTATTGGACAATTGAGGATATTGAGAGTGGTCTTATTCATAAATCATCAGATACGTCTACAAAAAATATCAACTTCAATTCATTGGAATCAAGGGTTCTAAAGCAAATAACACTGTCAATGCAATAACACTGTCAATGCAATAACACTGTCAATGTAAAAATACATTTATAAAACAAATATAAAGATTACCCGTGATTATAAAATAGGTTAAAAGAACATCTATTTAGATTAAACCATCTTTTTTAATGTCTAACGACGATGATTACTATGCGGCGGATGATATGGACGACAATCTTGGGTTCATGCCATTTAATCCAAGGGAAAGAGACGATGAATCAGACTATTCATCTCTTAGTGCAAACAGGAAGAGACAGCGGAAAAACAACGAGGATATAAAGAAACTTGATAAGGGATATCATAAATTGAAGCGAACTGTAAACCATAAGCAAGTAGAGATTGATATTTACACGACGAACGATATGCCTGGAACTATGATTCGCGATGCAATTACTGGTTCTAGATATAACGAATATCGTGTCGGAACTCGCAACGAGCATCTTTTTTTCAAGGTTGGAATAGCAACTGGGGAGCTAGGGAATGCTGGCGGGCTATTGTTTTTTGATAGTCCTGAGCAATACGAGAGACATTTTAAAGGAATTTACACGGTTTCTCAAGATATTAAAGAAAAATGGACCAATAAGTGCGCTGAGATTAGAGCGTTTAATAATAAGTAAAAACAATATAATAATAGAACAATATATTTTATTATTATTAAGTATATGATTTGGAAAACTTTTTTGATTAGTTTTATATTGAATAGTAGTAAACATAAAAACCTTTTTTTAATAGATTCAACACACACTTCACATGAAAAGATTTCAAGACGCAGCAGGAGTTATTCTGATGATTTAGATAATTGCACAGATAGTAATTATTTTTCCTTTATCAGAAGCACCAATACCTTATTTTCAAAACCGGGTTATGATAATAGATATAACGGAACCGATAATGATAACGATATTATTTTAAACATTACAAAATTTAATAGACAAATGGAATTATTGAAAACTTTGGAAAATAAACATGTATCTCAACATGTAAAAATAGATTTTATAGAACAGTATAATAAAAATGAAAATCCATCCCAGCTGATGCCCGATATTTTTTCAGGTGGATTATATAAAGATTGGAATTTTGATATAGAGAAATAAATAATAAATAATATATATGACTACACCTATATGTGCTATTGCTGTATTTGATACAAAAAAAATAAAGGGTATCGTCCGGTTTACAGAAGACCTCAAAACCAATACAGTTGTTATTGATATAGACGTTCAAGGATTAAAGAAAAATGGGTTACATGGTTTTCATGTACACCAATGTGGCGATATGAGTGAACAATGTGAAAGCATGTGTGCACATTTTAATCCATTTAATAAAGAACATGGTGGTCCAGATTCTAAAATCAGACATGTAGGTGATTTAGGAAATTTAAAAACAAATGAACACGGCATTGCGAAATATGTTACTAATGATGATATGATAAAATTAAGAGGAACTAAATGCAATATTATAGGTAGAGGACTAATAATTCATGCAGATGAGGATGACTGTGGAAAGGGTGAGTTTCCCGACAGTTTAACAACAGGACATGCAGGTAAACGTATTGCTTGTGCAGTAATTGGTTATGCACGAACATAAAAATATATTTTTATAATATAGATTATATATTATAAAAATGATTGATACAAATGCTCCTAATGATACTATACCATTCGTAGCTTATGGATTAATTGGCATTACATCTCTAGTACTAGCGTATGCAACTTTAATGGACGTTGATACATTTAAACCGACAGAAGAACAAAGTTCAGAAAACGAATCAGCGGTTTCTATGTTACAGTCGCCATTTGGATCTTCAGGCGAACCAACCACAACCACGCCTGTTGCTAATGAAGTATTGGAACAACCATCAGATGCTTTATCTGTTTCTTCTGCTGAACCTGTACCAGGAGTCCCCGTAATGCCTGTATCACCTATGGTTCCGTCAAATCCTCTTGAACCAATTACCAATCCCCCACCTTCACCAGAAGAAATTAAGCAAATTGGTGGGAAGAGAAAAAAGAATAACAGCACAAGAAAGAGACGTTAGTGTTTATCCTAGCAACTTACTGCATCTGATAAAAAAATCACTAATTTTATTTTTATCAGCTCCTATTATTATGTCGTCAGGAATATGAGTAAGATTACCTTTTTTATAACATAACAAAACAGGAACACCATTAACCATTCGCTTAGATTTCAAAAAGGCATAGACATCAATACATTTATCTATATCAATAATCGCACACTGTACTGTATCGGGCATCCTTTCAAAATACCATTGCACACCCTGATTTATAGTTTTGCAGGGTCCGCACCATTCGGCTCCAAATTTCAAAATAAACAATCCAGGATTAGATTTAAGCAATTCAGCGAAATGATTTCGGTCAGTAATTTCTGTTATTATGGGAAACGGCATATAAATTATTATTGTGGTTTTATTTATTTAGTTTTGTACGTAAAAATAATTGCTTAGTAGATTTTATAAATGGCCACACATAATCTAAACATTAACACATACAATCTTGATGAAATACTAGAACTCTTTCATTTGTCTTATAATATATCAGTAGATGATTTGAAACGTGCTAAAAAAATCGTATTAATGACGCATCCTGATAAATCTAAACTAGGTCCTGAATATTTTCTATTTTATAAAAAAGCATTTGATGTTGTAGTACAATTTTATGAGAATCAGCATAAACAGAATCAGATTGTTCCTACTGAAGAGCCAAAATACGAACCAATTAATGCATCTAATATAAACAAATCTGCCGTAAAAAAAGTAACAAGTGTAATAAATGAAATGAGTCCTATTGAATTCAATAGTAAATTTAACCAATTGTTTGATGCAAATATGTCATCTAAACCAAATGCAGAAAGAAATTCTTGGTTTACAAAAGACGAGGCAAGCTATCATGTTGATGGTGATGTAAATAAACAAAATATGGGTGCAATGTTTGATAAAATGAAACAACAACAGAATAGTACGGTTTTATCTAGATATCGTGGTGTTGAAAATTTAACGAGTGGTTCTGGTTCAAACTTATACGATGAAGAAGATAATGACGACTATGTTCAATGTGACCCGTTTAGTAAACTAAAATTTGATGATTTGCGTAAAGTTCATAAAGACCAAACTGTGTTGGCTGTTAGCGAGAAAGATATTAATAATGTTCAATTATATTCATCCATTGACCAATATAATAGGGTTCGCGGACAACAGACTTTAACACCACTTGAAAAATCAGAAGCGGAAAGAATGTTATCAACACAGGAGCAACAATTTAAACAACGAATTATGCAAAAGGAATATCAATCCAATTTAAAAACTATGGAATACGAACAGAAAAATAAAACAGTTCTATCTAGCTTTTTGCAATTAAGAAATTAATCAGAACAAGAACTAGATGATGATGATGATGAACACTCGGACCCTGAATCAGAGCATGAATCAGACTCTGGACATGTCGGCGGTTCAGGACAAGGTGCTGGTTCAGGACAAGGTGCTGGTTCAGGACAAGGTGCTGGTTCAGGACAAGGTGCTGGTTCAGGACAAGGTGCTGGTTCAGGTTCTAAGCATGACTCTGAACTAGAACTTGAACAAGAACTAGAACTAGAACTTGAGCAAGAACTAGAATCTGAACAAGAATCAGAATCTGAACAAGAATCTGAACATGACGATGAAGAACAACTGTATGATGAATTAGATGCGCTACTGTGAGAAGAATATGTTGAACTAGAGCATGATTCAGAATCACTGCAACTATCTGATTCTAAATCAGTAATTACTATTTTTGAGCCCTTTTTATTTTTGCGATTAATATCTATTTTTACTTGTTTGCTCATACTATATAATATTTGCACATATTATATTTATTTCTTGAATTGTGCAAAATACCATTCCTTTTCCATATCAAGCATTAAATGATTGTAATTTGTTTCACGCTCTTCTATATCACTATAGTTTTCATATTGTGTAACAGTAGGAGGAATAATCATGAACCAAAAATCCTGCATCTGTAATCGCTTCCAATAAATATCTAACGAATACATTCTCTTACCTTCAGGTGTAGGATTTTTCATCAATAAGCCAGCACTTTCTTTAAAGTTCTTTATTAGTGTATCGTAATATGAATTTTTAATTATGTATCCAGTTGTTGTTTGACAATAAAATACACGAACACAATTCTCATTAATTTTTTGATAAGGAGGAACATTATTGCCGCCAATAATAATCATATCCCACATCATATTATCTTCTTCATGGAATTTTGTAAGATTCTTCAATAATAGCTCGGGATTCGTAAATGTAATATCATCTTCACAAATAAATACATATTCGTAATTTCTCTGTTTTGCTAATTCCAAACAACGAATATGACTAAGTGTACATCCTATTGCGCCAATTTTTGATTTTACAGCATTTACTCTTTCGCCCACTATTCCTAACTTTTGTAACTCTGAACGCACATGTTCTAAACGATCTGTACGATGTTCTAAATTAATAAATAGTGTATTGTTAAGCAATTCCATTTTTTAATAATGATATTAAACAAATACTTTTATATCATTATTTCTATTTTTTCTGTTTTCTATTTTTACGTGTTCTTTTACCACCTTTTCTTCCTGTAAAATATCCAAACACTGAACTAACCGCACTACTTATAGGCCCTTGAGCCCTTGGAGCAGGTATAGGTTTAGGTTCGTCTCTAATAGAAGGGCTAGGTTTTGGATGAGGTATAGGACCAGTAGCCCTTCTGCTTGCACTGGAAGCACCTTGGCTTGCACTGGAAGCACCTTGGCTTGCACTGGAAGCCCCTTGGCTTGCACTGGAAGCCCCTTGGCTTGCACTGGAAGCCTTAGCCAATTCTTCATGGGCTCTTCTAGACCGCGCCCTAGACTTCATTAAAGATCTCTCAGCTCTTGTTGCTATATGAACAGCAGCTCTTGCTCTTTCAGCAGAAGTATCTCCTACATTGGTTATATTAAATTTTCTACGAGCGGCCATTGCTGCTTGTCTTGGTACGTTTCTACGAGCATTTGCTGAATCATGTGCTTTTCTTGCCACAACAGAACCTTCGTCACGTCCTAGGCGGTATTCATGCATGAATCCTGCTTCATCAGCAGGCGTCCACCAACGAAGTCCTTGTGTACTATGTGTTCTAGGAAAAGGAACTGCCTGATCAGTAGTGTTTAAACCTTCATTAATAACAATATGTCTGCCTGTTTTATTTCTAGGAGAACCAGTTCTTAAAGCGGGCTTTAATTTTTTAGTAGATGATTTTTTACCGGATGATGACATATATATATTATTGTAATATTTTATTCATCGGAAAGTTTTTCTTCTAAATTTTTAACCCGTTCTAATAGTTCATTAACCTGAATTTTTAATACATCTATTTCTTTTTGTTGACTCTCTAATTTCTCCGCATTCACAGTATCTGACCAAGATACTGATTTTATTAATCTATCCGAAGTATCTGTTTGTGGTATTTCTTCTATTTGAATATTAATAGTATCTGGGCTTTGTTCTATTTTTAATTTATTGGATTGTTGTGTAGGCAACGCTTTTTGTGGTTCTTGAACTAATGGTAATGGAGCATATTTTCGCAGTTCCTCTTCTCTTTCTCGCAAATGTTGTTGAATAAGCTCATCCATATTTGAAAGAGGTTTATCCTGTTTCTCTGAAAACTCGGGAGCTTCAGGAATCTTTCTATCAAATAATGAATTATATTCAACCTGTTTTTGTTCAAATTGATTACCTATTTTCTCTACTTTATTCTCTGTTATTGAATAAGGTTTCAAGAAATTTTGGTCCAATTGTATTTGTGCAGACGGTTTTGATAAGGTTTTTTCTTTTATATTCTGAATCATATAAGAAATTGTTGATTTGTTTAACATTAACAAATCTGTTTGGTTTAACATGCGACCAGTGTTTTTATCATAAAACATTTGAATTATAGATTTAAACCATTCATCTTTTTTGTAGGGATTTATAGAGAAGAACTCGTTTACAATGGGGTTTTTACTTATTACATTCCATAGTAATTTTTGATTTTCAGGGGTAACATACTGACTCATTTTAATAATATAAATTTCTTTATGTTTATATTATTTTTAGCGATTTTTCCTTGTGCGGTTTTTAATACTTTTTGATTTAGTTTTCTTGATACGATAATTCTTTGTTTTGCGTCCACCCTTTGATTTTTCTGCTTCAGTTATATATTTAATAGGTTTAAATAAAACAACCTGTTTGGGATAATTTTTAAAAAACTTTTTGTTAAAAGCTGCAGTGGGTTCCTTATTATTTGGAACTTCTTTGGCATATTTAAATAGGTTTATTAAAAAATGGTCTACTTGGTCAAAACTTGAGAAAGGCAAAGGACTATTTTTAGTATCAAACTCAATATGATAATTTCCAATGCGATAACCTTTATCATTAACATAAGGGATGGAATATAGTTTTAGTTTTATGTAGTGGTCTATATCGTCGTTGCTTTCTTTCTTTGCCATACTAATTTATAAGGATAAATTATTTATCGTTGAAATAGATTTTACGAAATTTAAACACATATTTATCGGG